TCTCCTCGAACCCGGGGAGATCATATGTCCAGTGATTTTGCTCGAACGGTGACGCCAGGGACTCGAACGCGGATCTTAATTCGATATGGATATCCTGGGAGATCGAGCTCGGCATGTTAGCCTTGAGCGTCGCGACTGGCCCGCAGAAAAAAGATTTTTCGAACCCGGGATCCGTCCCGACGGTGCAGTCTCCGAAAAACAGATCTGTCGTCCAGGCGAGTTGAAAAGCGTTCTTAGAGATCGCGAGATCTTGCTCGATAACATAGACGTAATCGAACCCCAGGGAGTCCAGCCAGCCGAGCCCGATGTTAAAATGCTCGAGTTGATTGTAACCCTCCTGGACGATAACAACTGGATATCGGAGCTCAAAGAATATCGACGGGACGAACGACTCCGTCGACATGACAATAAAATGCGGGAGTGATTTCCCCGTCAGTCTATGGATCAGCTCGAGCCAGATCCGATTATAATAAATATTGTGATAGAGCCCGTTATCCGTCGGGCCGTCCAGGTGAAAAGTCGTTAATATTGCAGATCCGCCCATGTCTCCCTCATTATGTCTGACGTTATGTCTGAGTTATATTAGCGGACATCATATCGACGCCCTTGTGCGCTTTTGACGTGAGCGCATATAGCTGGGTTCTCCCAGGGTTCGCCCTATGCGCCTCGCCGAGTGTTAATCGTATTTTAAAACCGCTGTCGCTGAATCTGTAATTAATTGACCGGATCCGGACATTAAACGAGGCGCCCTGGCGCGTCCGGAGCTGGACTATTTCCCCAGGCCGAATTATTGGAGTGTAATTGATATCGGAGATCGATAATTCAATAACCGGGAACCCGCGGTCGCGGGCGTCGACGAACGCGCGGCGGTCGACGAGTGTTATATCCTCGGCGACATTTTGCGGGGACTGACCGACGACTCGGCGCTCGCCATAAATCTGCTGAGAATAAAATAACTCCTGACTGACTTTCTGGTTTGACGCCTGGGACGTTCCCTTGTAATCGACGAGCCCGGTTCGTAGCGAGATATAATTAACGAGCCCGGATCCGTCGACGGCGCCGTCTCTAAAATTAAAGTGGACTCCCTCCTGGAGAAAATGTGTCGGCTCGTATCCCTTGGCAAATATCCCCGCGGAGACGGTCGGCGTGTCTTTATACGCGTCGCCCGTCCGCTGTGAGATCCTCAAAATATGGTGCCCCGCGTGGATCGCGGCCTCGTTCGACATCTCCTGGACTGTGGATCTGTCGACGCGCATCTCGTAATCTGGCATGTCTTGTGTCCTATACCAGTGATCGATAAAGGGCGTGTGATCCATAAACCCCTCGCCCCAGATATCCCGGAGGATATAATCAGACGTGAACTCGAGCTCCTCGTCCCGGAGCCAGTAGGCGAGACGGCCGTAAAACCCCAGGCCGGAATATTTAAACCGGGTGTTAGCAAAATACTCCGCCCGTCCGTTCGGATAGATCGGCCGCGGTTCAAACATTATGAATTTTTGAAAAACGAATGTAAAATTTGTAAACGAGCCGGAGTCTTTAAGGATCCGCCAGCGCATAAAATCGACGTTAGTTGGATCGAATAACGGCTCGACTTCGCTGTAATTTCCGAATGAAAAGTCCATCCGCCATTGATACCAGGACTCGGAGTCGAAGTCTCCATTAAAAAAGTCCTGGAAAACAGATAGTTTATTACTCCGCATAAATGCTTCGTTAGGGCCTCCCGTGTCGGAGTAGATATCCCAATCGACCCGGTCATAATCTAGCGTCTGACCTTCGTAATTTCTTATTTTAACCCATATCACGAGTGACTTGTCTGTAATGTCAAGCGGAGTCGGCGGCCTGTAAATCAGACGGCCCTCGTCGTTCGGGCCCCAATTCTGCGTCGAATACATTCCGTTGAGATATCCCGGGACGAACAAGCGATCCGGGCAATTATAATTCGGCGTCTCCTGGGCCGTGTTGCTGATATAGTGCTGGACGTTCATCCCGGAACCTGTAACCGTCCAGCCAGCGGCGATCATCGCGGCGGAGCCGGAATAATTGAGCTCGTCAATAACTGTAATCGGGAACGACGCCTGGCCCAGGTGTAACCCGTTAGAGATCGGAGTCCGGAGGATCTCCCCGACAAAAAGAGGATTTTCGTCCGGGCGCCTCTGGATCAAAGCATAATCCCCGATTTCGATTGGAACCTGGGGAGGCCCGTCGATCTCGAAACTGAACTCTTTATCCCCGCCGACGAGATCCTGGTTAAAATCGACGTCGACCAGCTTGTCGGCCGTGAACGTCAATTTTAAAGCCTTATAACGGTCAAATATCCTGACTATCGGTTTAAAGTCCGGGGAGGTTTGTATTATTTCCGGCATCTGGTTAACTCCTCTATATAAACTCTAATTCCTGGTAGTCCATAAAAACCCCGATCTCGCCCAGGTTCCCGCCGATCTGACCGCCTGTTATTTTTATCCTGTTGAGTCCCGGTTCGAGTCCAATATAAACCCCGTTAAAAAATTTCTGTTTCGACTCGTAATAGTCGAGCGCGTAAACCTCGCCCAGGTTGCAGTCGACATATAAACATTTCCCGGAGTCGTCGCCCTCCTCGTTCGACATCTCCCAGAGTAGATCCTCGTAAGCGGTGCCGATAGTGACGAGCCCCAGGGAGAACGACTCCAGGGTGACGAGGTTCTCGACTACGATGTAACCGTTCGGGGAGGCGTAAGAACAAAACATAAACCGCGGGTAAACTGTGACGTTTCCGGTGTTATTGACATAAAATATTTCCGTGTAATTATTCCCGGCGTCCAGGAGGAACTCGGTCGGAGTGCTCGGAGGATCCGCGAATTTAAATTCCTTATACCAGAACGGATCTGGACATATTAACTCGATCGTCTGTCGGGTGACGTAATTATGGAGCTCCTCCTCTGTATCGTTAAAACTCCGGGCCGTGGAGAACCTGGCGAACCGTTCGCGATATGGATCATAAATAGAATTATTGCGTCGGTTCAATATAAGCATGTCATTATTTTTATTAATGTCGTGGTCGGCGAGATTATTAGCGGTAAACACGGCCCGAAGGGAGATCTTTTTGTCATTAACTTTATTCAGCGTCGGATCATAACCGCCGTGCCGCGCGATATTGGGGACGATATCCCCGGCTTTCGAGACGTCCTGGCCCTCGATATGGAAAGACGGATCCAGATCCGACGAGTCCCATTTTATTAGCTCGTTCCCGTAGCAGGCCCGAGTCGGGACGTTGACGGACTCCAGATCGTAACCGTTTCCGGAGGAGTCGGCGATAATATCCCAGGCGTCCGGATCCGGACTGTCCAGGAGATATTCCGAAACGCATCCTGGTTGTGTCGCCGGATCGTTAGTATATTCCCCGTCGAATTTATCATAAGTATCTATTCTCCTGGTAATGTCTCCGTTTAAAGTGAAATTCCAGGACAAGAGGTTTATTTCATTAAATACGCGGACGAGAAAAATATCCCCTAAATACGGGGCGTGGTCGACAACTGACGTCGGGAGCGCCGTCGGAGCCGGGCCCGAGATAAAGAACCCGCCGTCGTTATTATACGCCAGGCCCGCGACGCTAGAGATCCGGTCGCCGAGCTGGGATAACTGACCGCTCCCGACCTCGCCATAATTAAAGTAAGTGTAACCTTGCCGATCTTGAAACATAACCAGGTTATATATTTTCCCGTCGTTCAGTCCCCCGACCGTCGACGTGTAAAAATTCGCGGTGCCCCCTGTATCCCTGGTGGCGAGTCTGATATAACCGCCCTGGGAGTTAATCTGTAAGCGATAGCCATAACCAGGATCGAGGGCCGCGCTCCATTTCCCGCATATATCCCGCCAGTCATTCCCGCCGCCTGTTTGATACCAGAACCGAAAAACGACCTGGATCCCCCAGTCCGCATTTGACGCGATATCCAGGGCCGCGCGGTCTGTTGGATCCTTGAAAAAGTTATAACCGCCCTCGTAAAAGAAGCGAATAAATCTCTTATATAAAAGAGGCTGTATTTTATAAGGTTCGACCATCAATAAACCTCCTGACTAGGCGCGATCCGCATATCGGAGTCGATCCTCGACGACGTCGGCTGTCCGGTTAACTATATCGTCGGGATCAAGTCCCGTAACTGAAATATTATTCGTCTGGTTAATTGTTTGTCCGAGCGTTCCCTCCTCGGCTGATAACGCCAGGCGCTCGAGACCGACCAGGACATCCCGGTCAAATACTCCGCCCCCGGCGGCGTCGGTTTGTTGCATTAATTGCATTAAGAACCCCGCGGACTCCTCGATCGACATCCCGGCGTCTTTGAACGAGAAAAGCATCTGACTAATTAACTGGTTGATCTGGTTCTCATCGAGCCCGGCCCCGGCTGTAATCATCCCCCCGACCTGGCCGAGATAACCTGTCGTTCCTAATTTTTCCGCCATGGCCAAGTCCGCTTCTTTCATCTCCCCGGCGTATAATCCGACAAAGTCCCGGACTGCCGGGAGGAGATCCTCGAACCCTGAGAGCTCGTCCATTAACTGGACGCCCTTGTCCATATCAACAAAGCCGCCCCAGCGATCCGCGGTCGCGGTCATTAACCCGAGTCCCTGGAGAAAGTCGGCGAACGCGCGATTTTCTCCGGCCAGATCCCGGGCCCCGCTCGCCTGGGATATTCCCTCGTAAATCTGCGCGGCGCTGACGGCAACTGTCCCGAACGCGATCCCGGCGCCGACTCCGCCCATTATTCCCTCGCCGAATCCGAGCTTGTCTGTAATCCCTCCAGCTCCCAGGAGTCCAGGGCCTCCCTCGCCGCCGCCTCCTGGTAGAATACTGCCGAGGATCCCGCCGCCTCCGCCGAGATCCATCCCGCCGAAAATAGCCCCGGTCAATTTTTGCGCGGCCATTTTTGCGATCATGTCCATAAACGCGCCCAGGACATTTTTCGCGAACCCGTTAAAATAATCCTCCGCTGACTTGAGATCCCCAGCGAACGCGTCGTCGACAAATGATTTAAAAGTCCCCTCCAGGGAGCTTGTAACAGACTGGAAAGTCCGGAGCCCGACGTCGCCCCAGGAGACCATGTCCGCTTGCATCTTATCGAGTCCGAGTTTAAATCCCTGGGCGAACGTCCCCTCCTCGCTGACGTAAGTCTCCCAATTTCGCTGGCGCTCCCGGAGTGTCGCCTCCTCGTCCCGTTTTGCTTGATCCGCTTTTTTCTTTTCGTCGTCGACCTCGAGCTGTGTAATCTCCGCTTTTTTGAGCCGGAGCCATTCGCGGACTTTTTCCCGCTCCTCGGAGCTGAGTTTCTCCGTCTTGAGTAGAGCCTCCGCCTGGCGCTCCGCCTCCTGTCTCATAACTTCATACTTGCCTTTTGTAAGGCGTAAGTGTTCATCCAGGACTTTAGGGAGCTCGTTTTTAACTCCCTTGTCGTATCCCTTGACGAGCCCGAGCGCGACGTCTTTTCCTATATCCGCCGTGACTTTAGACGGGGAGGATATTTTCAAGAGTTTCTTTAAAGTGTCCGGGATCGCGCTCGCCAGCTCTGACGTCTTTTCCTTGAGCCAGTTTAGTTTCTCCTGGATCCCGGCCCAGAGTCCCGCGACCATCTCCCGGCCGATATTGGCGAACCCTTTAACGTCCGAGATCGCCTGGCCGATAAATTCCTGGATAGAATCCCGGATCCGTCCCAGGATCTCCGCCGTCCCCGTGGATAGGATCTCCCAATTATCGACGACCTGGTAAATAACGACGCCCCAGGAGGCGATCGCGGCGGCCGCTATTCCTACGGGCCCGGCCAGGGCCGCGACTGCTTTCCCGGCCAGCGGGAGCGCGGTCGATAACCCGACAAATGTTTTTAGTATCCCGGAGGCGGCCAGAGCCAGCGGGCCGATCGCGGCCGCGAGACCTCCGACTCCGAGGATAATTTTTTGAGTTTTCGGATCCAGATCCGCGAACTTTTGTCCGAGATCCGCGACGACCTGGGCGCCGTCCATCAAGAGCGGGATCAGTCCCTCGAGCGCCCCGAGGAGCTGGACTCCGATCGGTTCAAATGCGAGCATCGCGTTATTTTTTAAGAGTGTCAGACGGTCGCCGAATGATAACGTCGCCCCGGAAGTGGACTCGATCGTCCCGGTCGCCCCCTCCAGGGAGGCGCCCAGATTGTCGAGCTCGATAGCTCCGTTCCGGATAGCTGTAACGAGACGTTGAGCTCCCTCGGCCCCGAATACGTTAGTCGCCAGGGTGAGCGCCTCGGTTTCCGTCTTTGCGTTTTTGATCCGGTCGACCGTGTAACTTAACCCGTCCTGGAGATCAATATTTGACGCCGCCCACTTTCGCATCGCGGCGTTGATCCCCGGCATGACTCGCGAGATCGCGATCCCGGACGCGGATAATTTCGCCATGAACTCCGCCGCTTGTTCGGAGGACATCCCGGCATTTTGCAAAACAGGCCCATAAGTGTTGAGCTGTTCGAGTAGCGTCCCGAGGCCGATCCCGAAGTCCTGAGTTAATTTAAATAACCCGTCTATCTTGGGCCCGGCGTTCTCTGCATCGATTGACCATTGATTTAAGAACTTGCCGAACTTTTGAGCGTTCCCGGCTCCGTCCTCGCCTAGCATCCTGGAGGCGTCCAGGACTTTTGTCGCCATGTCCGTAAGTGTCGAACCCGTGGCGCCTGTCAGAGTGTTAAGATCCGCGATCGCGGCGCTTGCCGTGCCGACGTCTGTTGGAACCGCCCGGAGGACATCCCGGAACGACTCGCCCAGGCCGACCATGGCCGTTTCGCTCGCCCTGGTTCCTATTTGGATCTGTTTTAGCGCCGTATCAATCTTGACGGCGCTGGCCAGGGCCGCTCCTCCCATGGCCGCCAGCGGGCCTGTGACGGCCCTTGACATCGCGGATCCGACCGTCCCGAGCTGACTGCTGAGCCTCCTGATAGATCTCTGCATCGGTTTAAGTTTCTTTTCCAGGAGGCCCGGCATATCTTTTAAATTATCGACGAACGGTTTAAGGTTCGCCGCTATGTCAACCGCCGCTTGTGCTATCGTTTTCGCAACTGGCATTTTATTTGCCCTCTGCCTTTCCCTCTGATTTTTTAGAGCCCGCGGGAGCCGGGCCCGTGGTGCCTTTTATCCGTTGATTATAAAGCGAGACGAGATAATCCCGCTCCGCTATTACTTTCGCTTTTGATTTCGGTTTCCGTTTTTTCGAGCTCAGCGGCGCCAGGAGGGAGCGGAGTTTCGGGATCCGCTTTTGTCTCGATAGTGACGCGACTAGCCAGGAGGCCCGCGTCTCCCTGGAGATCTCCGCCTCGATCCTTAGCTTGTAACCCTCGTAAAAAACGAATAACTCGCGCGGCGTCAAGAGCCAGAACTCGCCTGGCTTTATATCCATCATGGCCGCTAGTTTCATTAATTCCCAATAGTCGAACCCTCCGTCGGAGGCTCGGGAGGGTTTTCCAGATCCTCCCGGCCCGGAACCGGATTTTTGACCGGAGGCGCGTCGCCTATTTTTGATTTAGGTTTATTCGGGAACGCGTTTTCCATGGCCGCGGTTAACACGGGGACGAGTTCGCCGATATCGATCCCCTCCATTAATTCGCCGACGGCCGCCGGAGTTAACGGGCGGTTCGGATCCCCGAAATTGAGCCCGGCCCATAAGAGCGCCCGGATCGCGGTAAAAGAGATATCATTCTCGACCGCGACCCGGGTAAAAATCTTTGTGATCGACTCGCCGAGTAATCCCTCGACGGCGACCAGGGCGTTAAAAGTAAATCTGATCGGGTGCTCCTCCCCGTCTGCAAGTTTTACGAACTTTGTTAAATCTGCATTAGACATCGTTAAAAATCTCCTCTGGTGGTTAAAAGTTAATATTAAACAACTACGGGAGGGAGATAACCGCGACGGTTAAATCCGCCTCCGTACTATATTCGATATGAGTTTCCCCGTTCGAGTTAAACCATTCCAGGAGCTCGCAAGGGATCATTATTTCGTCGTCCGCCGGGACTGTGACGTCGCGGTCGTGTAAAACGCCATGATTGCAATCTGTCTGGCCCTTGACCGTGACTGTCCTGGCGGAGCTGATATTCGCATTTTTGACATATAAAAACGCCTTGCCGCCGTTAGCAAAGTAATTACCATCGGCGTTAGCCGCCTCGAATGAGGGAGTTAACCCGTCCTCGTCTAAGACCTGGACGGTGATTTCAGATTCAGCCATTTTAAAACCTCCTATTGATTAATAATAAAATATTCCTGGTTTCAATTAAAATCCCTTAACCGGGCGCCGTTTTTTAAGCCGGAGTCCAGTCGCCTGTTATCTCGAATGTCGCCGAATATGTGCTGGCGTCCTGGTCGGGATAATTACGAGTAAACGAGGTTATAACAGCATAAGCCCATTCGAGATTAGCGCCGTTCCTGGATCTCATAACCTGGACGAGATCTCCGTCTCTGACTGCGTCCTGGATAACGATCTGAGCCGCGTCGTCGTAGATCTCCAGGCCGTCAAGTGAATAACTTGCGGAGTAGCGGCCCGCGAGCCCCGTCCGCTTTCTGCTTGCTTTGCTGGAAGTATCAATATATTCGTTCGTCTCGTCCAGACTCGCGTCGCGCTGGTGCGCGTGTGCAGTCCAGACCGGGACGGCGATCGTTCCAGTATTGAGCAAGATCAGAATGTCTGTGCCGTTAATTGGATCTGACATTTTTTAGCCTCCTATAAATTAGAAATTTCGAGAATAAAATCCAGGATCGCGCTCCAGACGCGGAGATCCTCGTCGAAGTCCTCCGTCGAATTGACGCATCGAACCCGTGAAATTTTAATCCCGTTATAATTATAATTCCGGCGGCTGGACAATAACTCCTCGACCTCGCGAGCGAGATCCCAGGCGCCAGAGTTTAATTTATCTATACAGCGGATCTGGACGCGCGGCTGGCTTATTCCCGTATTGCCAGCTTTCGACGTCGTCCGCGGGTTTGATATCTCCGAATAAGTCACGGCCGGGAGAACCGGGCCCTCGTTCCCCGCTTTCTGGGGATAATAGCCTGGATAAACTCGACCGGAGATCCGGGAGATATTGTTGTAAATTAGATCGGCCAGGTAGTGTCGAGCGAATTTTCCCATCGTTATTTTATCCTCGTATCCTGGAGCGATAACGCCTTAATTGTCCTGGTCGCGATATCGAGCCCGATTTTATTTAAAACAGCGTTTATATTTAAATCGTAGGCCGGGCGCATGTAAGGCCGCGGCGCCGAATGAACGGTGCCGAACTCGGCCCAGGGCGCATAATAAACGTCGTTCTTGCCCTTGCCTTTACGTGGCCCGACTCGCGCCCGGGCCTCCAGAGGAGAAGAAAATTCAAGAATGTTAATTATATTTTTCGCCAGAGTCCCGGATCTCCTGGGCGCGTATTTCTCCGCGTCCTCCCGGATCGTCTCCGCATTATCCAGGACTGAGCTCGCGACTATCCCGGCGCTGACGTCTTTAGGGAGCTGAGCAAGTTTTAACTGCCAGCCGCGACCCTTGAATTTTTTGGCTCTTGCCATGGCGACCTCGCTATTTTATTTCCTTGACGAACAAGTCCAGGAACTCCGGGAGCTCATAAGGTTTCGCGATCCCGAGAATATCGAAATGTCGTTCCTTGTCTCCGTCGTCCGTGTCAATATAAATAACCCGCATAGTTGGAACGATCCCTGGAAAAAACCGGATCCTCCATTTTCCCGTCGCCTCCGCGACCCGTGTCTCGACCTGGCTCCAGGTTTCTTTCCCGACGAGCGGCATCATCGCCGCCCAGCAAGAATAAAAATCGGAAAAGTCCCTGGTCTCCTCGTGAGTGTCCGGATCCCGGGCCGGGGCCTTTTGCTGGATCGTAATATAACGATTAAATATTCCTGGATTCGTCGGCATTGTTATTTATCTCCTCGCGTCTCCGCGTGTCTCCTCGTGTCTCCTCTGTTTTTACCATTGACGGGCCCTGGTCATTAAAACTTTAGCCGCCTCCGGGATCTCGACAACTGTTGTCGCTCCCTGGGCATACGGGGCCCGGTTTTCGTACCAATGAGATATTAATAACTTGATCGCATGGAGCGGGGACGAGTCCGGAATGTCTCCAGGAGCGTCTCCCTCGCCCGCGATAAATGTAACCTCGATCGGACTCAGCTCGTTATCAACCGGGACTGTCGGCCAGGTAGAGACGGGAACGATCCGCGGAGGGATCGAGATTAAATCGACTTCGTAATTCGCGGCGTCCCAGGTAGTCCCAGCGACGACGATAGACGTTATCGACTGAACCGGATATTTAGGGAGATAAATAATTCCCGGGAACCAGTCGAGCCCGAGTTTCCATGTTTGGGTGATTAATGCGCGGCCCGTTATGCGCTCGTATTCCTGGCGCGCCAGGGTGATAAGTCCCTGGATATAAGTATCGTCCAGATTGTGACTGACCCGGAGATGTGTTTTCGCCTCCTCCAGGGAGACGGGTTCCTGGGCGGGCGCCGCGACTTGTCTTAAATATGTTTGTTTAAAGTAACCCATGTTTTTTAGCCTCGTTTATAAATTTATCGTAAAGAGTCCGGGCCTCGAGCGGGATATCCTCCGTCCGATCCAGTTTTTTCAATAACCCCGCGATAATGATAACCAGATCCTCTGTAAATTCGATTTTAACGGGTTCTATCGATTCCAAGTCCCAGAGATCCCGGCCCTGGTCGTCCTGGCCCTTATAGGCGATTTTTCGCTCCCTGGGCGTGAGTTTTACCAGGGACTCGATCTCGTCCCAGGCGTTATGGGTTTCGATTGACGACCTCCTGGGCCGGAGCTGTGGGAGGATTTTCCGTTCAAGTAATGTCATTTTAATTGTAACTGTCTCGACCTTATCCCGGGCGTCGCCGTCTGCAATAGCACAAGCGGCCGGGAGGAGGAGGAGCCAAAGTATTAAAACTGTCGTTAAACGTCTCTTTAAACATCTCGTTAAATGTCTCATTATTTCTAATCTCCTCTGGTTTGTTAAATATTAATATTAGGGCGTGAACGCGACCTCGTGCTCGGTTCCGTCCCCATCTTGGAAGTAAAGTTTATTGTCGCTCTTAGTGTAAATCGCCCCGTAATCGGTGCGCGCTGTCGGAGTCGCCCCCTCCAGGACAAAAAATTGTGAGTCCGTGATAACCTCGTCCTCATTAAACAACTGGCCGCCGAACCCGTAAAAACTAAAGTCGTCGGATCCGTTGTTCGCCCAGGCGTAAACCGCGACATTGTCGCCGCCCGTGTGAGTATCCCAGGAGGCGAAATAACCAGCGATCGCGCTTGCTGAATCCGTCCCATTATTGACATAAGCATGACCATAAACCGACCGCGCCTGTTGAGCTCCAAATGTCTTTGAGATTCCGGCAATTCCGGAGCCAGGATAAGACGAGTCGGCTCCCGCCTCGCCCAGGAGTCCGATGTTTTGACTTATCGACTTCCCTGTGTCGTTCTTAGCGATATGACCCTGGACTAGAGTCGTCGCGTCCGCCGCGGATCCGGAGCGGAGTCTATATGTTGTCGTGTCGAACTCGCCCGACGCGATCGTAACTACCGGGGAGCCGTATAATTCCAGGTTAATACTTGACGCGCTTGTAACTGTGTTAGCCAGGACTCCGGAGACGACCGTCCATTCTCCAGCGGATCCTCCGGAGAACGCGACCTCGTGTTCAGATCCGGCGCCGTCCTGGAAGTAGAGCTTATCGTCAGATTTCGTATAAATTGCCCCGTAATTAGTCCGGGCCGTCGGAGTCGCGATTTCTGCAAGGAATAAGTGTTCAGCGAGCGTGACTGTCCCGTCGGCGACGTTTAGCGCATCCGTGCCGCTGGCGTTGCTCAGCGTGACCATGTGCTCGTCAAATGTCGCGTTCGCCTGGACTATGGAGACCAGAGACGCGGTCGCGGCGGTTCCGTTAGCTCCGTAGATATTGAGCGCCCGGCCGTCGTTATTAGAATTATTAATGTCGACGAGTCCGACTGTCCCTGTATTGATCCCGGATCCGACCGTCGCTTTAAAAGCCGGGTTCGTTGATTTCTGGACGACCTCGACCCCGGGGACGGCCCCGGTCGCTGTTGAGTCGATATAAACGCCGGAGTTTAAAAACAGACCAGCGGATCCGCCGAATGATAACTGGACATCAATCGGCAAAAAATAATTATAATGATAATTGCTAATTGTAAACGTGGTCGGGATATCGGCGACCCCGAGATCCAACATTGTCAGCGTTAAATCCTTGTCCGTATTATCCCCATATTTGACATAAAGATCCTTAACGTCCAGGGCGGTCGATGTAACCGACGCGACGGGAGTTCCCGAGATCTCGAGATCGATAGACGTAACCGACGAGACCGTGTTCGCCAGGACTCCTCCGGCGACTGTCCATTCTCCGCCGCCTCCGCCTCCAGCTGTTAGATCGTAGCTATTACCCGCGCCGTCGATGTAATTTAATGTCGTGTCGTCCTTAGAGTATAAGACGCCATAATCGGGAATTGTCGTCGGATCCCCGGACATTTCCTTGAGCGCGATCGCGGAGATATCTCCCCGGACTTTTAAAACTGACTTGCTCTGGACAAGAGACCAGTAAACCGGAAAAACAGCTCCGACGCAAAGCGTTAACAATAGCAATAACGGGAGATATTTTTTAAAACCTGTTTTCCGTTTTTTCATCCTTTAACCTCCTCGTTATCGGACTTTAGAAAGTAAAAGTTTAATAACGCGATCCGCGGTCTGATTGACCGGGGACGCGGACGTCCCGGATCTGAGTTTTAATATCGGGATCCCGGCTGTATAACCTGTAAAGACTGTAACGAACCGCTGGTCGTCGACGTCGAGCTCGACCGCGTTCCCGTCGGAGTCGTAAACGTCGTAAAACGTCGCCCCGTCTAGCGAACCCTGGAGCGTCAAAATCGCCGTGTCCCAGGCCGCGGGCATCTGAATACCAGCGAGCCGGAACCCGTAAAGATTTACCGCGGCTGATAACGCGGCCCCGTTCGGGATCGTAACCTCGACGACTTCCTGGCTCGGCGCCATTTTTGTTCTGTCTGACTGCATGAGTCGCCCCTCCTCGATTTAATTTTAAGTGACGGATAAAATTCCCTGGGCCGCCGTCCTGGGAGTGAAAAGGGCGGGCGGCCCCAGGGAGAAAAATTTAAATATCAGTTCCCGTCGAATTAAACCTCGTCGGGCGAGTTCAAAATAACCGACTGGATAACGTCTGTCTCGTTATTGTCGACGCCAGGTTTCCTGAGATTGTAGAGCATCCCATATATCGCCTGAGTCGCTGTCGAGACGCCGCGGGTAATCACGGCGCGGACGTATCTTTTGCGCGGGCGCCTGATATCGATCGCGACGATTTCATTCGCGGCCGCCGGAGTGATCTCGGATCCGTCGACGTCTACGGCGTCGCTTAGATCGGACTCGTCGCCCATCTGAACCTTGATGTTATTAGCGGCGTTCGCTGTGGTGCAAGGGACTCCCATAAACACGACGCCGTCGGCATTTTGCATATCGAGGATATCTGATTCGACGTCAGACGTTCCGGCGCCGTTCGCTCCCTCGACCTTGCTCAATATAATATCTGAAAGTAAATTAAACATTGTAAAGCCTCCATTAGTGGATTTTAAAACCGTCTCCAGGGCCCCAGGAGATCCAGGGCCCGGGAGTAATTAATATTAAGCGGATAACTTCATCCGGACAAATGCCTCCTCCAGGACTGGCATCCCGTCGGACTCTGCGCGTCCCAGGAGTCCGAGGGAGTTCTGGCGAGCGTATAACTCGACAAGCCTCTGGACTTGGAACTGGAGCGAGTCGGCGATCCAGTAACCATCGGCCCAATTACAAAGGGCGCCGATATATAAATTCTGGGTAAATGTGTTCGGAGCGTATTCGCTCATGTCAACCGGGCGGCCGAGGATCATGTCCTCGTTATCCATCCGGAGGCCGGGACTCCAGAGATATTGCTCGTCCTCAGCTTTTAGCCTGGAGATAACGGACAAAGCGTCCCTGTGAAATAACCAGCGGGCCTTTTGATAATGCGGGCCCTTGAGCGCGTATTTCATCTCGCGGAGGGCGTCGGCTGTAATACTGGTATTGTCCCCGGAGTCGACGTCGCGAGCTGTTGAGACTCCATCGTCGGACGCGGTAAATATTCCGAGCGGCTGTCCAGCGCCGGATCCGGTCAGATAACCTTTTTCCATGGCGACCCCGAACTTGTAACTCATGCGCTGACGTGCCAGAGTTTCCGGGTTCAGAGCGGCGGCGCGGAGGAGTTTAAACGAAATTAAAACGAGCTTGCTCAGCGGATAAGGCCGGAGCTCGCGTTTGTTGAACTCCATGTCCTCGGCGTCGGCTGTGTCGAGCTCGCTTGTCCATTCTGCATCGCCCAGATCCGTATCGAGGGCGGGAGCGCCCAGGGACTCGGCGTTAGTGACGGTAAATGTCCTGGCATACTGGCGAACAAATACCATATTATCGAGATCCTTGATTAACTCGGCGATAAACTGCTGGGGAGTTACTAAGTAACCGCCCAGAGTATCGATCCCGGCCTGGAGTGTCCGGAGCTCGTCCTCCTGGACTCCTGATTTAATAAAGTTATTAAAAGCCCGCATTTCATTATCGACCTGGCTCTGGCGTTGCTCGATCCCAGAGTAAAGTTTAACCATGGGATCGTCGCGTTTCTCGTCGCCTGTCGGTTTGGCTCCTCCAGGAGCTCCAGCGGTGCCGTCGGGTGCAATCGACCTGGACTCCCGGGCCTCCAGCTCGGCCTCTGCCTCGGCCAGCTGTTTTTCCCTGGTTTCCATGTCTTTAATCGTCTCGCCCAGCTTGTTGACTTTTTCCATCGCGGAGTCGTAGTTCGTCCGCTCCTCAGCTGTGAGATCGCGGGACTCTGCCAGGGCCTTGTCGTTAATCTCGCGGGCCCTTGCGACTAGCGCCGCCCTTTCTTCTCTTAACTTGATTGATTCCTGGCTCATTTTTGAACCTCCTATAAAAAGAATTTTTGAATACGAGATCGCCCCGGCTGTTAAGTGTCCAGCTCGATCTCTGATTCTAAGATTTCCAGATCCCGGCGCCTGTGCTCGGACTCGAACCCCGGCTCCTCCCGTTTCGATTCTTTCCAGGAGGAGTCGCAGATCTGCCATCGTTGGGCCTGGTCGTATTCTTTAACCATTGTCGGATCGCCCATACAGCGCGACATAAATTTGTCTTGAGTCTCGCCCTCGCGTGGTTTCGGGATCGGCATTTAATAACCTCGTGTTAACCTCGTGTTTGTTTGTTTGTTGACGGTTTAACAAACATTTTTATTTATTCCCCCATGGGTTCGTCCAGGGAGATCTCCGCCTCCAGGAGATCCAGTTCCCGGGCCCTGGCCTCGCTCGGCTGGATCCGCTCCGCCTTGAATCTTTCCAGGGCGGATTCATATTCCGACCGAACCTCCGCCAGCGTGTCCTCATAAGCGGGATAAGTCACGAGCGAGACGTCCCGGAGTGCAACTTTTACAAGTGTCCGAACCAGGAGCCCTGATTTCGTATCCTCCCGCCAGTCGTCCTCGATCGTCCGGAATAAGAACGAACATTGATTAATGTCTCCGCGTTTCACGGACGTTAACAGATCCCGGGCCCATTGAGACTCTGGCGGCCAAACCTCAAACTTTAACCCGGTGTTATCCTCCCGGAGATCCAGCGTTCCGGACTTATTCCGGCCGAGGACAAAATTCTTGTCGTGGTTCAGAGTGAACCTGACATCGGCGCCGTCCTGGAGCGAGTCCTTAAACGCGCCTGGAGCGATCTCCTCGTAAAATTGCCCGTAGATCAGCTCCGACCTTGTGTTAAATTTTGCGGCGTATCCTGTCAGTCTTTCTCCGAGCGATCCCTCCGGAGCGTTCGAGGGAGCGTCCGCCCGGATCTCCCCGACATCGATTGTCCGGTATGTGTAACCGTCCGGGATCGAAATAATATTATTCTGACGGGGCGCTCGCGCCTGTGCCGTTTGTGCCATTTGTATTTCCCTCCGATCCTGTTTTTAATTCTTTTTCATCGCTTAAAAGTTTTAAGTCGACCATATTTCGACCGACGATATATGTTTTCCCTTGCTCGTCCGGTAGCGGCGGGAGGTTCTCCAGATCCCGGATATCGTCCGCGGACATCCAGCCGTCGCGCCTTGCCTGGCCGTAAGCCTCGAACCTGGACTTTGTGTCGCCTCTGAGGAGCCCGTTAACATTGTGCTCTGTAAAATATCGGCCTTGTTCGCTGGGAGTTAACAGATCCTTGTCCATCTGTTGTTCGAGGTTAACCGCCCAGGGCGTTATCGAGTGGACGACGTATTCGATCCCCTGGTGCTCAATATTGGAGAACGTGGCCTTTTCCAGGTTCCCGACAAGGTGCTGTGGGACTCCAAAAAGTGTCGCGATCTCCTCTTTTGAGAACCGTCTTTGCTCTAACAGCTGGGCGTCTTTTGCCGGGATCCCCATCGAGACCCATTGGAGGCCCTCCTCCAGGATCGCGACCTTGTGGGCCCTGGCGAGTCCGCCGTGTTTTTCTTCCCAGGATTTCTCGAGTCGGTCGACGGTCTCGGTTCCGAGCTGGCCCGGGTGTGATAAGAACCCGAGCGGCGTTGAGTCGTTAGAAAAAAACCTGTTTGCGTATTCCTGGGCCGCCATACCAGCGGCGATCGCCTCGCGAGCGAGCGCGATAACAGAATAACCCTCGACGCCTGTTGGCCCCAGGCCCTTTAGGTGGTGGATCCTCGACGGCGGCATGTTAACCAGGTTTTGACCGTTCGCCGTCGCCTGTCCTGGAGGGAGTGTTATTTCATAGTATAATTTCCCGTTAACGTCCCGCTTTGGAGTGACCCGGCTCGGGTGTATCGGCCAGAGTTCGACGACCTGGCCAGCGCCGTTCCGTATAATCTCCGCGTAAGCGTTCCCCCAGAGCAAGATGTGAGCGAACATCGTCTCCCGGCATTTATAACTTGTCATTTCTTCATTAGGGAGCCTGTGGAGAACTGTCTGGAGCGGGTGGTTCGAGGCGATAACCGCCGTCCCGTCTGTTTTACGTCTGAACAAATTAAGCGGGAGCGCGGCGATCGTCCGGGATAATAGGTTAACACAAGCATAAACTGTCACGACTTGCATTGACGTGTCTGGCGTGACTCGAACCCCGGCGGACGTGTTTCCGTATCCTCCGACGTCGAGCCAGCGGAGTTTCTGTTCGTCCGTGAACCTCCGTTCGATCTGCCTGTAAGTGTAACCGACCGCCTGGTTAAAAAGTCGCTTGCTTCGTGTTTGTAGCGTTTTAAGGTTCATTCGCGCCGCCTTTGTGTAATGTCTGTAATGTTTTTATTTCTCGTTTTATTTCGTCGATCCCGCTAGTCAAATACGGGAGGGAGGTTTCGATCGCGGTCAATGCCAGCGCGTGTTTGTCGACTTTCTCCCTGGTTTCGTCCTGGCGAGACCAGATCGCCTCGTGCTCTTTAGAGTGACTTGTCCAGGCGGACTTTAAAAGTAGTCCCAGAAAAGCGATAATTAACGAACCGCCTCCGGCCGTGCCTAGTAACGTGGTTAAAATCGAGCCGTCCAGGGCCCCGGACGCCTCCAGGGAATTAATAACAGCGTCGACGAGTGCTTGCTGTGTCGCGGGATCAATTTCCATCTAGTAAACCTCCTGATAACGGGCGTAAAGACTGCCATTTCAAGCGTAAGCGTAAAATATAAAAAATGTCAATGGTTGACGACGTGGATTTCCGCCGTTATGTGTTTGAAATTTAAAAATAAAATTGAATATATCGGGGAGATATCGGAGGGAGTGTTAACCGAACTTGACTCCCAGGATCCCGCGAGTTTTATAAACCGACTCTTTTTTCTCGGGTTCTGAACTGAGCATCGTAATTGCCATAATGAGACCGACTATTCCGTCGATCTTTTCCGACGACTTGCTCTTGCTCGGTTTGAGGTTCCCGGCGTCGTCCGCTATTGTTACCAGGTTGTCAGCTTGCCATGTGAGAACCGGGTTCCCGTCGTGGAGGAGCCCGCCGGAGGAGACCAGAGTCAATAATTCTTTTGTCGGGGCGTTCATTGACGCGTAACCCTGGCCGTGATTAATAACCTCGATATTTCTTTTCTCGAGTTCCTGGACTATCCTCGTCGCTCCCCAGCGGTCGAACGCGATCCCGCGGAGATCGTAGTCGTCCCGGGCGTTCGTAACGTGCCGGAGTATCGCGTCGTAATCGATAACATTTCCTGGAGTCGCGATCAGATATCCATCCCGGGCCCATTGATCGTAAGGAACCCGGTCGCGGCGGCTCCTGACGAGGATATTCTCCTCCGGACAAAAAAACCGCGGAATAACGACGAACCTGTCGTCGTAAGGGATCAAGAGAATAAACGCGGTGAGATCCTCGGTCGAGCTGAGATCCAGGGCGCCATACGCGACCCGGCCCCGGAGATCCGGGAGCGGGCCCGAACAAGCGTTCCAGCGATTAATGTCAATAGCTCGGCTGTAAGCGGAGACCCACATATTAAGATATAACCGCTGAAATGTCGGGATCAATGCGGGCGTGTGCTGGCATCTCTTGAATAGAGTTCGCATCTCCTCCAGAGAGCGGAAGTCCCCCAGGGCGGGATTTGCCGCGAACCAGCGGGACTCATCCATCCAGGCGTCCGGCTCGCTCGCTTGCTCCTCCTCCGTCTCGTAAGCGGAGTAAATAAAAGGGAGAAAAGTCGGATCGTCAATAATCCCGTTAGCAACTTGCCGCGCGTAGTCGTGTATTTCCCAGCATATGGATTTTCTGTCGACCCCGGCGGTCGTAATCGCAAAAGTAGCCGGTTGCTCGCGAGATCCGATCGACGTTGTCATAACGTCCCAGAGCTCCCGGTTCGGCTGGACGTGGAGCTCGTCAAATATAATCCCGTGGGCGTTGAGCCCGTGCTTTGTGTAAGCATCGGAGGAGACGGCGCGATATATTGAATCCGTCGGAGGATAGATAATTGTTTTCTGGGACTGGACGACTTTACAGCGGGAGCTCAGATCCTCGTCCTGGTTAATCATACTAACAGCGGCATTGAAACAGCGCCGGGCCTGGTCGATATCTCCCGCGCATGAATAGATCTCCGCGCCTTGCTCCCCGTCCGCGCAGAGGAGTTTTAACGCGACCCCGGCGGCGAGCTCCGTTTTCCCGTTCTTGCGCGGGATCTCGACATAACACGTCTGGTATTGACGAACCCCGCGAGTCGTCGGCGTCGACGCCTGGATCATAGTTCCAAAGAATAACGAGATAATAATATCTTGCCATGTCCGGAGATCGAACGTCTGGCCCCGCCATTTTCCGGTCGTGTGCCGGAGCTGGTTAATAAACTCGAGCGCCTTGTTCGCGGCTATTGCGTCAAACATTATCGGATCCCTCCAGGAACTCCGCCCAGGGACTCGACCCGGGACTCGACCCCGCCGGGCCCTGGATCCTCCAGGCGCCTAGTCCAGCATGTCGCCCATTTTTGTTTTTTTCTTCCCGGCGCCGGGTGCGATCTTGGCCCTGGCCGCCGGGGATAACCCCAGGGCGTCCGCCGCTGTTTTCATCTGGGCGTAATAAGTCCGCGCGAGTCCGACCTCGGGCCTGACTTGCTCATATATCTCGCCCGTGTCCCGGGTGAACGACATCAACATTCCCTTGTCGTCCAGCTCCGCCTCGGCGTTCCGCCAGCGGATATATGACAAACAATAAACCTCGAGCTGAGGGAGATCCAGCTCGGTTAACATCTGGGCCTTGACCAGGATCGCCGCGATTTCCATCCAGACAAGCTGGGCCTCGACGGGTAACGTCTCCGGCGGATCCGGGATCTCGATCTCCGGCTCGACGTAATCCTCGCCGCGCTTGCCATTAATTACTTTTAACTTGTTCGGAACTGCTTTTCCCCAAGTGTTCGACATCTTTTCGCCTCCGTCCGGGCCCTGGATCCTGGAGCTGGGATCCGGATCCGAGCCCGTAAAACACGAACGCCCGGTCGGAATGGATCCGAGCGAGCGTCCGGTTAAAAGGGATTTACTACCAGCTGACTTATAGTGTTTCAGAGAACCCGGGATCTGTCAATGGTTGACGACGTGGTCAATTCCCCGGTTTCCGGAGTTTTTCCTGGTTTTTCCAGGTTTCCGGATTTTTCTCCCTGGTTTCTCCAGATTTCGGCCTGTTTATTTCGTTTTTAAGCGGTTTTCTCCAGTTCCCAGGTAGCAGAACCCCAGGGCCGGGGACTCCGTCGCGCCCTGGGAGGATCTGGCGGGGATCCGGGCGAGTTTCGGGCCCGGTTCATCCCTTGAACTGTAAAATCTTTGATAAAAAATAAACACAATAGAGCTGGAGCGTCCAATTAAGCCATAAATTGAGAACTCCAATTTTTCCGGCCTCGGTTCGATCCGCCGCGTCCGTGGTCGCGAATACAATAACAGCGGCGCCGAGTAAAATAACCGTGTGAATTATTAACACGAGTGAC